TTATGGTTGAGCAGGGCCGCTCCATGAGTGAGTCCTATTTGGTCGACATCATTAACCGCCGCCTGGGTGACTTTGCCGAGGGCGTAGTGGCCGCGCCGTTCTACGCGCTGTGCGACCGCCTGCAGGGGCAGGCCGCGCCTGGCGTTAAGCTGGTGCCCGCTGCGCTCATGCACGCGCTCAAGGAGGCGGGCTGGGTGGACTGTGGTCGCCTCAAGTCACGGGACTATGACACCAAAAAACACATTTTCTGCGCGCCTGAACTGGCCGGTATTAGTAAATCAGACCTCAGACGCATAGCCGAAAAAGTCAGCACATAAAGAAAAGGCCCCGATTAAGGGGCCTTTTTTACATGGGCGCCTCAGGTGGCGCCGGTTCGCTGTAGTCGTGCGGTATCGGTTGGGTAGGGAATGGCCACATGTCATAACCCCAAGATAATGGCCAGCATGGCCGCGATTAGTACGGCCACTATCACGCCAGCACCTCGCGGATAAACTGGCGGATATGCGCGGGCACCTCAGCTTCAATGGCCATCAGGGCGCTGCGGTAGGTTTTCAGCTTATCGCGTGCCTGCTCGCGCTCGACTATCGCATCAAATAACCGACCTTCTAAACTGTCGACCATGTCGCGCAAGGCGTTGGCCTCGTCGGTGGCGTCGTCGAGCTCTGCCTGCATGGCCGCATCTTCACCTAGGGCGCGCTGCGCGTCGTCAAGGCGCGCCAACACGGCCGCGGTTTCGGTGTAGCCCTCAGCGTATGCAAGGCGTTCTTGCTCTTCAGTGGTCAGATAGTGCATGGTTTTGCCTCCATTAAATAAAGTTCTTGCGTGTATGCGTCCTGCAGGTGTATCTCTGCGAATCGGCGCGCGGTTTCTTTTACGACCTTTTCGGGCAGTTGAACCAAGTCAGCCGTGCCGGCTTTGTATATCTCGGGTGGCGTGCCTGGCCCCATGTAAACGGCTTCGAACCGCTGGCGGCCGTCGGTGATGTACTGCAGGCCTGCGATGCTTGAAAATTCGATTCTCATATGTTCCCCTGGTGGTGATAATCTTGGTCAAATACGGCGACGTAGAAGCCGCCGCGGCTGGCCTGCACGCGGTAGGTGTAACCCTGCGCGTCGGCGTAGTTAAGTTGGTCGGCCAGGCGCTGCGCTTGGTCCATTGTCTTAAAGTATGTCATTTTTTTACTCGTTCAAATAATATCGTTCGTCGCCATAGCAATATTCGCCGTGTATCTCCTGCGCGCGGGCGTGATAACCCAGCATTTCGCGAATGATTGAATGCCTGGCGGCCCTATGCTGCCAAGCCCTGGCGTCGGGCCGCATGCGGCCGTATAGCGCGCGGATAACGTCGCGGGCGCTGGCGTGAGTGTGCACGCGCAGGCGTAAGTAAATGCTAAACATAGCCGCGCCCTCTCACGTAACGCAGGGGCTTGGGGCCCGTCACGCGTGGCCGGTACGCCGGCGCCGTGTCTTCGTCGACCAGGTAGGCGCGCCGGTTGGCGTCGAGTCGGATTTCATCGCCTGGGTTGATAGGCGCGCCGGTTTTGCTGCAGGTGCCTTTGAATTTTGCTTTCATTTATTCGTCCCCCGTGTAAACCGTGTCCGGCGTGTCCTGGCGCTCTAGCACCTCAACCGGTCCGGCGTGATTTGCTAGAGTCACGGCCAGGCACTGGACCAGGTCCGAAAAGGCTTCGGGCGTCATATGCTTATTGTTGAGCGTGGCCAGGATATCTAAATCGCCGTCGGTGCGGCGCGTGCCGATTGTGATGTAGTTCATTTTTGAACCCCTAGCATAATTGTGCGGCGCTTGGCGTGGCCGGCCGCATGGTCGGCAATGACAATATCCCGCGCGGCTTTGGATGTGCCCGCGCAGAGCATGCACTTATCACACGTGGCGCGGCGGCCAGCTTCAGCGGATGCAGGGCATACGGCTTCGCCAGCCTGGCGGTCGACGCCCACGGACACGCGAAAAACACGCATTCCGAAAAGATTAGCCTGCGCCGCCTGGTCGGCCGTGTCGGCGCTGGCCATAACCAGTGGTGCCCACGCCTGGTGGTCAAAATCAACTGATTGCCACTGATGTGAATATCCCACGTGGCCGGCCGTGTCGGCGAGTATTTCAGCCCACGTGGCCACTGGCGCTGCAGCTGGGTCCCCGTACGTACCTAAGCGGACTTTACGGCCCTTGAGCACCTGGCGCAGTTCGGCCGGCGTGGCTTTAGTGTATCGGCCGCGCTTATATGCGCGATAAACCGACAGTGGCGCGTGGAATACTGTCACATAGCAGGGCGCCGCGCCGGTTTCTTTGGCCAGCAGTGGCCGGTGCTCGCATTGTCCGCAGATAGACACGTCGTCACCGGTTTTGAGCGCGTCCGTGGGCGCCACGTCGGACCGGATAATGAACGACTGAACCAGGCCTGCGCCGGTTTTCTCGTTTGCGGACCCGTTCAACGTGTTAATAATGACGACAATCGGCTGGCCGTCAATCATGCTGGGGCCCTCATAAGCGATATAGCCTAGAGTTTTTTTCATTGTGCGCCGCCTTTCAATAGTTGATTCACGCCGCGCGCGAGCGCGTCGATATCCTTGGCCCAGCGGTTCACGCCGCCGTGATAATCTTTTGTATGCGTGGCCGTGCGATACATGTAACCCAGCGAACCGCACTTTTCAGTATTAACGTACACGTGCACGCCGTGCAGCGACACGAAGCCACTGCAGCCGCGTTTGTCGCCGTTTACGGCGATATTTTTAAGCGCCACGGCGTGGGCGGGCGTGAATCGGTTTTTTAGTTTGGTGGCGAGAATCATATTAGGCCACCAAAACGTCAAAGTAGGACAACATGCACGCGATTAGCACGGCGGCGACAGTTAACGCGGCCAAAGCACGCGCGGCGAGAATTGCAAAGTTCAACATAGAAAACACCTTTTAAAGTTGCACTGCGATGCTGCAGTAAATACAGTGTAACAGAATTCTTTGCATGTAACAGAATTATTTGCAAATATTTATTTGTGGGTCATGTGGGCGAATTGTGGGTCATGCGTGGCGGCCTAAATGACCCACGCGGGAAGCCGCATAAAACCTAGATAAATGCCTATTTGTGGACAATGTACCCATAAAAATAGTTCATAAAGAAAATTGGTAAATGTGTTGTTTATATACAACAGTATGTAGAATTAGCAGCAGCGTTGTATAGTTCCCGTAAAGTTGCACTGTTTGTGGACAACGTCAAATGACCCACGCGGGAAGCCGCATGTATAAAGGCTTTCAAGAGGTACCTCTTGAAACCCGCATGGTTATTGGCTTAGCCGTGACCCCCCACGAAAGTATTACTTTCAGCATTTTGTATGTGCGCACGACTGTTTGTGGACAATCCACAATGTCCACAACCGCTAGGCTAACTGACACGAAACTTACTGACACATAACTGACTGTCCACATTGTCCACAAGCCTCGAGACTGAATTCTTTTTCGAAGGGGGGGGTAGGGCCGACGACAAGGGGCCAAGAGTTACGGAGCGTCTGCAAGAAATTTTTTATTTTTTGCAAATCAGTTGTCAAGCAATCCTTGACTACTGTATGATTCACACCGTTGGGCATCATCGCTAGAGTTCTTATCGGAGCTACAGGACTAGCGCGATGCTCAACATCAGGTATCATTGCGCTACTTGCCAACGGCATGGAGAACCAATGTTCACGTCTCTACCTCTCACCATTCGCGAAGTCAAAGCCACTGAGGCGCGACTCAACGCCATCTACGACGCAGCCAAGCTCGGACTCCGCGGCGACTCACTCGCCCTAGCCGCTGGTATGCTCCCTACCGAATACCGCCAGTTGTGCGTCCTCGACCCCATCGCTGAGATGGCCGAACAGAAGGGCCGCGCTGACGGCGAGCGCGAGCTCTCACAGGTCATGCACAAGGCAGCCCTCGAGGGCGACGCCAAAGCGGCCTTGGAAATCCTCAAGCACCAACACGGCTGGGTCGCCAAGCAGGCCATCTCGGTCGAGGTCGACCAGCGCATCAGCATCACGTCGGCACTGGCGGAAGCAAACAACCGTGTTTTAGAGGTTATAATGGACGAAGCCCCGAATCAGGCAAATGACTCGAGGCTTCTAATCACTAACCGTAAAAAGGACGGCAATGACTTCACAAATTCTAACGCAGACGCTACTCCACTCACTGCTCGACTACGACCCAACCACGGGAATGTTTAAATGGCGCGTAAACCGTGCAGGCAATGCTCTTCAAGGGCAAACAACGGGGTCGGTTAACACCACGGGCTACATTCAGATTAAGTTAAACGGGGTTAAGTATTCCGCACACCGTTTAGCATGGATGTACGTACATGGAGCTTGGCCTGAATTTGACTTAGACCACATAAACAAAAATAGGCAAGACAACCGCATTGCTAACTTGTGTAAAGCTACACGGGCGCAAAACTGTCAAAATCAAAAACAACGCTCAGACAATACTTCAGGTGTAAAAGGTATTCATTGGTGCAAGTTAAAACAACGATGGATTGCGCAAGCTACGGTTGAAGGAAAACGTAAGCAACTAGGCGCTTTTACAGACCGTGAAACAGCAATTGCTGTTCGCGTTGCGGCTGAAAAACAACACTATCCCTTTAAGGTCGCATAATGCAAACCACAAAATATAGCCCAGACGACGAAATGGAGCTAATGGCTAGGCTTTGGTCCCCCGCCATTAAAGACAACCCGTTAGCTTTTGTCATGCTAAATTTTCCGTGGGGGAAACAAGGCACGCCACTAGAGCACTTTAACGGGCCTAGAAAATGGCAGCGTGAAGTATTGGCTGAGTTAACCGAACACATAAAGCAAAACAATGGAAAAATTGATTTTGATACGTTTAGACTGGCGGTATCTTCTGGGCGTGGTATCGGCAAATCGGCGTTAGTCAGCTGGCTTACTCTTTGGATGGTTACCACACGCATTGGGTCTAGCACTGTTGTGTCCGCTAACAGCGAATCTCAATTGCGAGCAATCACATGGGCTGAAATTACGAAGTGGTCCGCAATGATGTTGAACTCACATTGGTTTGAGATTTCAGCCACTCGAGTTATGCCCGCCAAATGGTTGACTGAGTTAGTAGAGCGTGACCTAAATAAAGGCACTCGTTATTGGGGTATTGAAGGCCGTCTATGGTCGGCGGAAAACCCAGACGCATATGCCGGTTTGCACAATTTTGATGGCGTAATGCTTGTGTTTGATGAGAGCTCAGGTATCGACGACGCTATTTGGGGTGTTTCATCTGGGTTTTTTACTGAAAACACGCCAAATCGTTTTTGGGTTGCTTTTTCAAACCCTCGACGTAATAGTGGCCATTTTTACGAATGTTTTCACTCCAAGAGAGAGTTCTGGAAGACGAAGGTGGTTGACGCGCGAACGGTCGAAGGGACCGACAAAGCTGTCTACCAGCAAATTATTGACGAATATGGCGCTGACTCATCTCAAGCTCACGTCGAAGTTTACGGCGAGTTCCCCAACGCAGGAGATGATCAGTTCATCTCATCCGGCGTGGTGGACGATGCAATGACACGACCTAAGTACCAAGACCTGTCAGCCCCCATCATCATCGGCGTGGACCCTGCGCGGTTCGGCGCGGACGCGACGGTCATTGCTATTCGTCAGGGACGGGACATCGTGCGCATCGACCGCCACCGCGGCGACGACACGATGACCGTGGTGGGCCACATCATCGAGGCAATCGAGGAATTTAAGCCCGCACTGACCGTCATCGACGAGGGTGGACTGGGCGCGGGCATCGTGGACCGCCTGAAAGAGCAGCGCTACAAGATAAAAGGCGTGAACTTTGGCAATAAGTCCAGCCAACCCATCATGTACGGCAACAAACGGGCTGAAATGTGGGGGAAAATGAAGGAATGGCTTAAATCTGCGTCAATTCCAAAGGACAGGTTCTTGAAAACCGACCTGATTTCGCCTATGATGAAGCCTGATTCCAAGGGAACTATCTTTTTGGAGTCGAAAAAGGACATGAAAGCACGCGGACTGGCGTCGCCCGACGCGGCTGACGCTATCTGCGTGACTTTTGCGTTCCCTGTGGCTCACAGGGAGTATACTGAGCCCAAACGCCGCATCGTCTCCGACCGCGGCATGGTCGCAACTGGTTGGATGGGAGCCTGACATGCCATTGAAGAAATCACCAAGCAAGCAAGCCTTCAAAGAGAACGTGAAGGCTGAAGTGAAGGCCGGCAAACCGGTTAAGCAAGCCGTGGCCATTGCGTACGCTGTCAAGAAAAAAGCAAAATGACCCTCAAAGCCCTAAAAGACTGCGTCATCATTGAGCGTGACGTCGAGGAACAAGGTATGTTCATCTTGCCGCCAGGTGACCCCATGGAAACCGGCAAAGCCATCGCTATTGGTCCTGACTGCAAAGAGATTAAAGTCGGTGACTGTCTGTATTTTGGCGTTGGCCAAGAGTTCACACATGAGCGCAAGGAATACATCGTCATGCGTGAGCCACACATAACTGGAGTCTTCTATGGCTGATCCAACCGCAATGCGCGCGGCGGCTAACGTCGCCAACGGCAACAAACCTAAATCTGACCTTTTGGCCACG